ACATCAGTTTGAACTGCTCATCAGTGACCCTTGAGGTCGGCTATGACAGCCTCGAATCCACCACAATGGGTGCTACTGGCCACAAGTTCGTGGCGGGGCTCCAAACCGTGAGCCTCTCGGCAACCGTCCTTCTGGAGTACGGCGCGACCTCAGTGGAATTTTACTTGCAGGACCTCATCGGCGACGGCGACACGACTGTGATCGTTACACCTGACAGTGGCGCGGCCGCACCCGGAAACCCCCAATGGACGATCTCGAATATGATGATCTCCAGTTATATGCCAGTCTCAAGCACCGTGGGCTCCCTTGACACCATGACCCTCACGGGCACTGGCGGCACTTGGGTTCGCGCAACCGCCTGATCTAACCAACACAAACAAAGGACCCCGACATGATTGGTATGACGTTACGAGTAGAAATGCTCGACGGAGAAACACACGAGGCACCCATCACTTATGGTGTGGCGTGCAGGTGGGAGGACCACCATCCGCAGCTCTCCGTCGGGCAGTTTTTAGAAAACATGAAATTCAAGGCTTTGGCTTGGTTGGCATGGGACGCGGTCCGCTCAAATGGCGTGGTCGTTGAAGTGTTCCCCAAGTGGCTCAATTTGGTAGGGGACATCACTTTCGTCCCAAAAGAGAAACCCAAGCAGGACGCGCAGTCAACCTGATTGCGCAACTGGCAATTAGGACAGGCATCAGTCCGTTGGATTTGATGGAGTGTCCAGCGTCGGTTGTGGATGAGATGGTTCGTTTGCTTGTTGAGGAAAACGAGAAAGCGAAACACAAACGATGAGTCTGGGAATTGATCTAAAACCAACTGGCCTTAAAGAGGCGTTGCGAACGATCAATTCCATTGACCCTAAATTGCGTCGCGCTTACGGCAAGCAGATCCGTGAATTAGGCAAAGTCGTTGTTGACGCGATCACACCGCTGGTGCCGTCATCGTCCCCAACTCGAGGCATGGATGGGCAATGGCGTACCGGGTGGAAAAACGGTCAGACCCGCAACATCGTTGTCAAGACCAACACTCGAAAAGCACGCAAACGCAATATCGCGAAAGGTGCTCAATATGAAACCATCGGAACGATCACTGTCGGCACCAAAGGCGCGGCTCTCGCGATCGCAGACATGGCTGGCAAAAGTGGCAATCGAAGCCGTGGTGGTCCGCGTGCTCGCCCAAACTTTGCTGGTGTCCTCAACGAAAAGATTGGTCGCGGTCCGTCGCGCATGGTTTGGGCTGGTGGCGAAAAAGCGATCCCAGACTTCCAAAAAGCCTTAGAGCCTGTTATCAAAGAGGTAATCTTTGAAGCAAACAAAGAATTGATGAAGGTGAACCGCTAATGGCAATTAACATTCCGATTCTTACCGAGTTCTCAGACTCAGGGATTAAAGCTGCTAAAGCCGCTTTCGGTAACTTTAAGACGGCCGTTGCTGATGCTGAAGGTGGGATGGGCAAGTTTAAGGCTGGCGCAAATGTCGCTTTAGATGCCGTCAAAGCCAACGCGGGAAACCTTGCTCTTGCAGGTGCCGCGGCTTTTGGTACTTTCGCAACAAAAGCAATAACAGCGTTTCAAGACATTGCGTTAGCGTCAGGCAAATTTGCTGATGCAACAGGATTATCGGTTGAGGACGCGTCACGATATTTAGAAGTAGCGGGCGACCTTAGCATTCCTGTTGACGCCGTTGAAGGTGCGATTGGTCGCCTCAATAAAACGATTGGTGCAGACCCTGACAAGGTGCGAAACCTCGGCGTTGATCTTGTCTACCTCAATGACGGTTCGTTAGACGTCAACGCAACTTTCCTTAAAACCATTGAACGAATCAAAGGCATTAAAGACCCAGCCGAAAAAGCAAGGGTCGCGACGCAACTCCTCGGTAAGGGCTGGCAGTCAATGTCTGAACTTATTGAAATGGGCGCGGACGACCTCAAAGCCTCTTTAGATTCTGTGTCGAGTGCCCAAATAATCTCAGATGAAGAACTAGCAAAAGCAAAAGAGTACCGAGACACTATTGATGATCTTGGCGATCTTTGGAACTCTTTTGTTATTTCGGCTGGTGGGGCTTTTGTTACCTTTGCCAATGACACGAAAGAATTGTTTAGTGGTTGGGAAGGATTTGGAAACCAACTTAAGAAGGGACCCGCTGCTCAGGTTCTTTCCTATATATCAGGCTTATTTAACGACAACGAAGAAAACGCAAAAGCGGCAGAAGAAGCCGCAAAATCTCTTGGTGACGCCTACAGCGGATATGTCAGTTCAAGGCTTGCAGAAAGTCGCGAAGATGTGGCCTTGCTGAACCTTGCAATTGAAAATCAAGCCGAAGAATTAGCAATTACCGATCTCAAATGGCAATCGTTGATCGGCACGCTGAAACTTGACAGTGCAGTTGCCGACGCTAAACAGCAGTTAACTGACTTAAAAGATAAAGCGGTTGAGGCGTATGGAGGTTCACAAGAGGCAGTTGATGCATATAACGAAAGCCTGATTAACGCACAGTTGATGGTCTTAGCCATTGCTGAAACGGTGGCGTTAACTAATGCGGAAAAGAATCAGATTCGAATCCTTGTTGACACTGAACAATTAGATCGTGCTGTCACTTTGATTGATCGAATTGGAAGAGGAGTCAATTTAGGAATTGAGGAACGGCGGTTTGGTGGCGCGAGAGCCCTCGGCGGTCCTGTCGCACCGGGTGGCTCCTACCTTGTGGGTGAGCGCGGTCCTGAGTTGTTTACACCGTCGTCGTCTGGGAACATCACGCCCAACGGTGCGATGGGTGGCAACACAATCAACATCACTGTCCAAGGCGCAGACCCTAACGAGGTAGTCAGAGCGTTACAGGCGTATAACCGTAATGTTGGCAAACTCCCCGTGAGCGTCCAGTAATGGCTAAACACGCTTGGATATTTGTTTACGGTGCAGGCTCAACCGTTTTTACCAGTGACGTGCTTTCGTTCTCTGGTACTTGGGGACGCGAAAATTATTTAGACAATTACGCAGGCGGTGGCTTTTCGGTCACGATCAAGAACAACACGAATCAGGCCGCATCGTTTATTCGAGGCACACGAGTTCAAATCCAGTTCTCTGATGCCCAGCCTGCTTGGACTGGTAAAGTTACGACAGTCGCTTACAACGATTACCCTGGCAACACAGGACTGTCCACGGCAACGATTCAGTGCATAGATATTCTCGCTCAGGCTGGCAAGTTCACATTGCAAAACATGAACTACACAGCGGCTCAGACTTGTACGCAGGCGGCACAGACTAACGCTTTGTTTCCTACAGCCCCGCAGATTAATTCTAGTGTGGCTGGCGATTCGGCGGCCAGTGGCACTGGTGGAACCTATAACGGCACGATTCTTAACCGCCTTAATGTTTTAAACAACACAGAAAAAGGCGGTTTGTACGCTGGAGCAACGGTTATCGGTTTCAAGGCTCGTTCGCAAATGGCCTTGAGTGGTACGACTGTGCAGTTGAAACGAACTGGTAGCACAGCAAACGAAATTTCGTATACCGATGTTCGCCGTATTGGTTTGGGCGACAACTTTATGAATCAAGTGAACGTCACCCCTGAAACTGTGGCCGCACAGTTGTACGACAATACGACTTCACAGACCGCTTACGGGATTAGTGGTTACACGGTGAGCACTGCTGATTCGACTACGACTCAGGCTTTAGGTTTTGCCCAATGGCTTGGCACGATGCAGGGCAATCCAGCAACGCTGAGGTATGAAGTTGATTTTAATGACGTGAGTTGCAACGCGGCCGCTTTCACTGAGTTCATGTATTACACCCTTTATGTTTTGACTTCCTATGTAACTTTGCAGTGGCAGGCTCAGGGTCAGTCGTTGCAGACGGTCGGAACAATTCTTGAAGGTCTGTCGTTTAGTGGTACGCCATCGCAAACAAATGTGACGGTGTATCTGTCGCCTTTAGAATTCTATTCGTATTTCTTATTAAACAGTTCTATTTCAGGTATTTTAGACACCAACCGTCTCGGCTGGTAAAGGAGAAACATTATGACGACCCCCCCAGATTTTTCCAGTGGCGCAGTCCTGACTGCGGCCCAGATGTCCGCTATCGGCTTGTGGCTTATCAAAACACAGACAATAGGTAACGCAGTTTCATCAGTTGCAGTTACTGGTGCTTTTTCGGCTGATTACGACAACTACAAAATCATCATCAGTGGCGGAGCATCGAGTGCCCAGTCTTTTTTGACTTTGCAATTAACCGGATCAGCAACTGGTTATTACTATGCCAACTCTGGTGTCACTTATGCCGGTGCAGCTTTTGTCGGTGGTGCAAGCAACACAACAAGTTTTCAAGCAGGATCAGCCTTTGTCGCAAACGGCCTTCAGGCAAACATTGAATTACAAAACCCATTTTTGGCTAAATACACATTCAGTCAGTCGTCAGGTATGAACACGACCTTTGCGACACCTTCTGTCGGCTATCACGGCGTAGCAACTTCGTACACAGGTTTCACCATCGGAGTCTTAGCGGGAACGATGACAGGCGGAACAATTAAAATCTACGGATACAGGAACTAATCATGACAAAACCAAACATTCAAATTGACGACGAAGTTCGTGAAATGACCGACGAAGAATACGCCCAATTATTGGCGTCAGGCTGGACAGAAGAACCGATAGAAGAATGAAAACGCTAGGCATTGTTGCGCTTTTGGCTGTGGCCCTGATGTTTGTCGTTACAGGGTGTAGCGACCGCACTCGACACACCTGCAAAACCGAACCGACAGGACGACGATGTGACACCTCAATAGGAGCAACCACACCATGAAAAAACTGAGCAACTCCGAGATTAAAGCCCGACTGATATTTGTTGTAGGCGTGACTTTGTCGTTCGTGTTTGGAATCTCAATGCTAGGAATCTTGTACGGCGTTCTATTTGTCGTACAACCGCTTGAACCATCACCCACCGACAGTTCTTTTATTGACGGTATTTTGGCACCAGCATTTATGGCACTTTTAGGCTTGCTCGGTGGAGTATTGGCAAGCAACGGCCTCAAAGACAAGGACCAACACAATGACTAGTCGACCGTACACAGGCAACACCGACGGCAACCATCCAACCGAACGACCCGGAACGAAACGCTTTGTTGAATTCATGGAATATTTTTTTGGCATGAAATCGCTTGGAATCTACGCCAACCGTCCGATGCGCGGCTCAGCCAACCTGAGCGTTCACGCGACGTGGAGGGCCGTGGACCTCAAAGGTAAAGGCACCGCCAAACAGAACGCGGACGCCCGTAAAGCGATGGTTGAATTCCTGTTTGCTCACCGCGACATTTTGGGCATAGAGGAAATTCATGCTTATGACGGTGTTGGTTGCCCGATCCCGAACCTCACCAAGTTTGGCGGTGGCTACCGATGCGACCGCGACGCTTGGAGGGCTTGGACCCCACAAAAGAACGCTGGCACACCTGGTGGAGACTGGACTCACATTGAATTGGCACCAAATATCGCGGACAGCCAAACCGCTATAGAAAAGGCTTTCGCCAAGATTTTCGGCTAGGTCCTTGACAATCGGCTTGGGAGTCGGTCAAATGACTGGCAACCAAGTGCGTCCCCCAATAGGTGGACCCCGACCGCAGGAGGAA